CGGTTTATTATAAATTGTGGGAATGGATTCCTCAAAACCCTCTCTTAAAAACTCTGAGCCGTTTCTGTTTACTGTGTCTGAAATAGCATATAGTTTAAGTTTAAGAAAATCTCCGTTATTAATTTCCTCTATGTCTATTTTAGATACAGGCATTGAAAACACTTTCGGCATCCAATCACCACCCCTCTATGTAATACAAATTATTTTCTTTTAATACAAAAGAACTTGTTGATATTAGAGTCCATTTGCATCCATTGAGTGGGCGTATCACCATTCATCTCAACATAATCTACGAAACCAAGCGCCATTTCTGTAAATGGAACAAGTTTTCTAATGAACTTGTCAAGATATTTCAATGTTTGTTTATCATCTTCGGCAATTGCCAAATCAATAACCTTACCAACCTCTTTTTCAAGAGCTACCATAAAATCAAGTAGCATGGCAAACATTGAAGTTAAATTATCATATTCTTCCATATGCGCAGCAACAGCCGGTCTATGAAGATATGAGTTACGCGCAGCAGCATATTCCGCTATATCATCACCAAGAATTGGGAACTCATGGGCCATTTCGTAGTGAACTATATCTGATGTTCTTGGCATAACAAACTTTACACCAAGCTGTGTCACCAAGTTGTCACAAATGCTGTTTCCCGTAAAACACAATCCATACAGTCCGGTGAGTGCGGATTCCATCCTATCTGAAATCAGTTTCAAGATAACTCACCCTCTTTTATAAATTCTTTATATTCACTTTCTGTCATTTCAATTTGTTCTTTACAGATTTTACAAATACCTTTGACTCTTGGTGGATAAACGCCAGTCCACTTTTTATGGGAAAAGATTATAGTCGAATTTCCATTAGAATCAACATGTTGACATGTTTTATTGTTACTCATAATCGTTATGATGTTCCTCTATATAAGATTCTTTACATTCTTCGCTGCAGAATGGATAATATTCATCCGAAATATCTCCACCACAAGCAGCGCAACGGTTTAAAGAAAAGCGAGTATCTGAAGTATTTGTTCCAGAATCGACGCTATTTGCCGTATTATCATTCTCTATCTTGTCCAAATCCATTTTAGGTCTACCAGGAGCCTTTTCTTCCTTATTAGATATTCCAAATGTATTTACAAGCGGCCTGAATTTATCATAAATCCCAGATACTTCTACCCAGTCAATATCTGTTACAGCGTCTAAAAGTGTTTTGTCGTGATAAGACAGGTACTTTGGAAGAAGTTCTACTTGTCCCATAGACAAACTTTTTTCAATAGCAGATACTTCTTTTTCCTCACTAAAAGCATCGCCATGAATATAGAACTGCCAATGGAATTTTAAGTCCCCAAGATTATACATCTTCTCAAGTGTTATGTTACACGCCCAAGCAAACTGGTCATACATTCTGTCAATAAATCTAGTCTCTATAATCTTACCAGCCGCAACCTGAGCAACAGACGGTTTTTCTGTTGTTGTCATAAGCGTAGAAGCGCCCGATGTATTAATAAGCTGTTGTAACCCTTTATTATAGATTTCACCAGCATTTGGTATTTCTTGGAAGTGATAAAGAACGTTGTTCTCAGACGGAACAATATTATATGTTGTTCCTGGAGGCATACTAGAGTTTACTTTCTGCTCAAAAGCATTAACTGCTTCTGGTGAAAGTCTAAAGTCGTCTGTATAGTTTCCAGATTTATTATCATCATGCAATGGCATTACGCCAAGAAGCATTGAATAAAGTGGAACTGTCAAAAGCTGTTGCTGCAGTAACGAATAAGACGCTAAGTCCTGCGCCTGTAACAACAGAGAAGCAAACGGAGATATTTGTAAGTCGTCTGATTCTGTGAAAGAGAATACAAAACATTCATCCGCCGGGAGTTCTTTCCAGTAGAACCACGACATAGTGTCCTGATTATATTCAACCACAACATCTTCTGGCGTTTTGTAAGGGTCAATCCATCTGTGTCCCTTTTCGTCCACCGTTGTAGCATCCATCAATTCGCTATAATACTTTGTGAATATAGCAGGAAATTGTCCAAGTTCTGTACCAGCCTGCCAAAAGTAGGCGAAGTTGAAAGCGACTACTTCATAGCTATCAGTAGAATGTTTAATTATCTTGTACCAATCGCTCGGCAACACTTGAAAGTGAACGTAGTTTACGTTCTCTTTGTCTGTTGTACTATTATATGACTGTCTAAGATAGTAAGCCCTTTTACCCTCTGGAACGACTTCCGCAACAATTCTTCTAAATTGTTTTTGTGGATTGAGCTTCTTTTGCCACATATCGACAAGTTTCCAGTCTGACTTAAAACGAGGGGTATTCATTTCCTCTTTTTTAACATATCTTGGTTCTATGTAACTTCTATACTTTAAGATTCCCTCATAAAGCATTTGAAGCCTATAAAGAGGATATGTAAGATAAATCATACTGTGCGTTGCTTCACGAAGTAAGAACTCATTATTTTCAGGATTCTTCAGAGATTCCTCTATCTTATCTCTATCTGTGAAAGCTGAACGCGTAGACAGTTGTTTAATCCTAGAATTAAGGAGATATGGGTCGTTTACAAAACTAGCCCCGACATTAAGCATATATCCACCTGGATATACACCACCAAATCCAGCACCAACAGGACTACTAAATACCTGTTTCCATCTATTTTCAACTTGTTGTACACTCACTGGCGGAGTTTGTTGAGCTGGTTCGCTCTGTTTCGCCGTCCTTTGTGGCGCTCTCTGAACTTGTCTTGCCATTTACCTTAACCCCCTCCTTTCTTCTCTTTTCTTCTATGGCATCTAAATATGCCATTATCTCTCTCATTCTGCTTTGTCCTTCTTCGCTTTGCTCGAACTCTTTTAACGCTTTTAATGCCATTTTTTCGTGACACCACTTTTTAACAAGTTCAGAACATGCGGACAAATCATAAGACGGGCCTATTTCTTCAATAAGCCCGCCATTAAACAAGGAAAATAATTCTTCAAATGTTTTATCTGTGTCTAAAAAGAAATCTCTTGAACTATAACAATAATCACCGACTCTAGCCATAGTGTCCATAAGTACACGATACTCTGGTCGATTGTCGCTGTTAAATGATATTTTATAAATCATCTTCTCATTCCAAATCCAGCTAATTTTTTGATGTTTGACGCGAAAGGATTGATTGCCCCACCCTTTTTAGAATAGTTCTTTGAAGAAACATAGTCGCTAATATTAACACTTTTATTAACCGCGATTAAATCTTCCTCAAGTTGATTTATAAAGTAAAGCCCATAAATCATACTTATGATTCTATCCTTACGCCCATTCTTTTCGTCGTATACCCATCTTCCACTCGGCAGTCTAACGATTTGAGTTTTAATTGCTTCATCAACCAATTGAGTTGTATTAGCAAATGGGCCAAACATGTTGTTAGCTCTATCCCTCATTAAACCGTCATTACTTGTTTTCATTGTCATATATTTATATCTCTTGTTAAGTTCCTGAATTGCCGTATCTTCTTCAACAAGTAAAGATATACGACGTCTTTGGAACTCAAGTTGAGCTATAACAAGCATGTTATACTGCATAGCAGACGCACCAGCACCAGATATTTGTATAGGGAACAAAACTGGCTCAGCATTTGGGTCTGAAATACGCATATCATACTTTTCAACTTTGTTCATGGTTTTCCAACCTGGATATCTACGGTTTCTAACCATATCTTTTGTAATATTACCACACGCATTTATCGTTTCAATACCAATAGCGCCGCCAGCGTCAACCACAGCATAATCACATTCGAGGTCATAAAATAGCTGTTTTAGCCTTATAACTTGTTGGTCTAAGTTTACGCCACTCATTACTTCAATATATGCAAGTTCTTTATCATAATATTCAAGGTTTTCTATACACCTAAATACTGTGATAACTGTTAAGTCATTCTTTCTACCAGCGCCAACAGCAATGTCCATACTTATAACACGGAGTTCTCTTGGCTCTTTCTTTTGATAGTATGGGAGCGTCTTTAATATTCCCTTACATTCTATATATTCATCATCAGTAGGTGGCAATAATGGAACTCTAAGCTGTCTTGCGCTATTTACTTCGTCGAAAGTGAACATAGCACTTTCCGATTCGCCATGAGGTATAACCTCAAACTCCATTCTAAGTCCACTAATATCAGCGTTCTTATCATGGAACTGGTTCTCAATATACGACTTTCTAATTATACCAGCTTCAACAGCAAATTGATATGGTAATGATATAGCGCACTTTGAAGTATCTCCATCCGCTATACTATCACAATAATATTTAAAATCTTGATAACTCCATTCGTCCTTGTAGCCAATAGAAGTAAGATAAATTGTTGAGTTATGCTCTCTTTCTTCCATATACTTTGAATATCTAGTATCCATAGCCCAAGGTTGGTCACGATTGGCTTTTGTCAAGAAAGGAATAAGAACTTTCTGAATTGTCGTCTTACTCATAAGGCGACTCTCGTCCAGTATAAGAATGTTGGCACGAGCACCACGAGCGTTATCTGAACATACAACTGCTTCGATAGTAGAACCATTAATAAATGCTATTTCAGCACTGTCTTTGTTAATTGATATTCTATCTATCTCTTTTTCTATATTTGGCCTACCATTCTTTATCTCATAAGCCTTTTCTGTGAAAAGAACGGCCTGATGCATTGTTGAAGAAGCAACTTTAATTGTAATTCCGGGATATAGTATACACTTTGCTATACAGTATACCATCGTCAAGAACGACTTACCCAAACCACGAGAAGCGAAGAATATAAAAGAATTATCCTTTTTGCAGCTTGGGGAGTCCATTAAGTAAAGAAGTATTTGTTGGAATAGCTTTACATTAACACCCATATATTCAAGGACAAACCTATGGATGTTAAGTCGCCAATAATCTATCCACTCATTAAAGTTTCCCCAGAACCTAGAAGATTTAGTTGTCTTTGCCATCTTCTTCACCACCCTCTATAACGGGGGCTGATTCTTCGGTTTTAGCAGCACTTACAAAGTCAACTGTATAGTCTTTGTAGTTCTCCTCAAAATCTTTTACATACTCACTATCTTTACAAAGAGTTCTAGAAATAGCCCCAGAAACAGAGCGCCAGAACTTTTCGAAGCTATCAACGTCTTTAAAAGCCTTATTTTTTGTTATAATTGGCCCTCTGGTTTCAGCCGCTTTTATAAACTCTCCCAAAGATGTAAATTGGGCATCAGAAGAACTATTAGCGGCTTGCTTCTTTGGCGTAAGTTCAGCATCTTTCATTAGCGCCTGAAAGCTTCTAACCTTATCTTTTACGTTTCCGCCTTTTTCACGGGTTCTTACAATCGAAAGTTCTTCGTAACAAAGCTGCATAACAAGTTTCTCCCTAGACAGTCCGTCAATTTCACACTTGTCATACCACTCATTATATTTATCTTCAAGCCAATGTAAATCAATAATGTCAAAATTTCCCCACTTTTGCCTTAACGTGGTTGCTGATGCATATTTGCGTTGAGAGGTTTCAAATCCTTCTTCATCTTCTTCTTCGGTCTTAGTTGCGTAAATGTCATCATAAATTGGCTCAAGACTGGTTGATGCTCCAATATCTCTAAACGGTTCACCATGAAGATTGCTCTTACAGAACATCCTATCAGACTCTGGAACATCACATACGGTAAGCCACAACGATAGTTCTCTCAGAAAATTTCCTATGAATCTACCGTTAAGAACTTCTTTTTTACCATCTGCTGTTTTATAGTATTCAGTATACTTATTTATAAGTTCAAGTACAGCAAGAACATCAATCTTTTGACAAACCATGATTAATGATTCTCTAACTCCGTACTTTCTAAGATATTGTTGGAACAGTTTGTTTAAACAATCTTTGCAGATTGGAACAGCCCCGTCTGCTGAATCTGAATAGGACATAAAAAAACCATTTGTCTTATCCTTAAACTTCAAACATTTATTACATTGCTTATAGTTTGCTGGGACTATGAACACAGGTTTTCCTTTAGCATCTTCAACATCTTTACCAAAATATTCTTGAGCAAACATTCCATACGCTCTTATCTTCTCGTCAAGTTCCTTTGGCAAAACCCTATATACATGTGTATCGCCATATGTAATAAGATTGTCAATAGCCTCTTTAATATCTCCTATACAATCCAACATAACCTCATCGAGAGTATTGTCTATAACACCCGATTTATTATGGTCAACCTTATATCTCTCAAGCAGAGCGATTTGCGCCTTACTTGGTGTGCCACGACTGTTTCTTCTTACGCCATCGGCACCACCGGACATAGCTCTACCCGCATTTCTCTTTCCCACTTCTCTAGGCATTCTTATATCCTCCGATTTTTCCGTTTTTCTCTTGGAGCTGGTGGAGAGCCTCGAACTCACGGCCTGCGCTTTACAAGAGCGCTGCTCTACCAACTGAGCTACAC